CAGGTTTGAAAGGATTCTTTAAATCTTCTAGATCTGTAGATGCCAATGGACCGGCTGCGCAAGGTACGGATACAAAAGCAGGTATACCATATAACACGCTTTCAAGAGAAGCGATACTATTGAATGATACGGTAGCATACACTCCCGTGTCAAACGCTGAATATATGGAATATCCGTGATTCCTTTCGCTGCGGCTGCCCTTGACTCTGACTTCTATGGGTAGATCGGAATAGGTTTTGATTTTTTCGGTAGTTTCGTTGATCCATAGGTCGCAGTCGATATCGTAATATCTACAGGCCTTGGGATTAGGCAATACCAACAGTATTTTTTGATTGAAATCTTTCCAACCGTTGAATTTCAATCTAGGATCCTGTTTGATCAAAGTTTCCCACCTATCCGCGGGAACAGACATTGATTTGGTATGTTGCAGGTCGTTTTTAACCGCCCTATGCCATATCTTTTTACCAGAAGTATTTCCTGGGCTAGGAAAATTTCCTATGTATCCTGTATCTATATAATAGAAATCTCTGTGCTGCTGTTGGCAGCCTACTATCTCACTTTTGCTGGTAACTCCTCGTACCACCATCGGTTTAGATATATCGCTCATCGAAGTGGTGCACGACTGCTTAGAACCTACGACAAATGATTCTTCTAACGACATTTCTTTCATGACAACAACATCTCCATGGCCTTTCCGTTTTTTAATTCGCTGATATGGAACTGTCCATAGGCAAGATGGCAGCCCCAGGCATAGAGTTCATCACTGTCCGGATAGTTGGGCGATTCGATCAGTGATAGGTCTTGCCTTCCTACCGGCGCAGCAGCATTGGCAGGCGCTAGTGTAAACACTGGGATACCGTGGAATACAGATTCTGTGGCAGCCACACTATTAAACGTAACTAAAGCAAACACATCATCATCGAGGGCTTCCTGTAGAGTATTATGGATAATTCTGTCTATCCTCTTGGCCGCTCTGTCTCTAACTTCTATGGGCCTGTCAGTGTATTTTTTTATAGTTTCGATGGTGGTCTTTAGCCAAAGGTCTAGATCGAAGTCATAAAATCTCATGGGTTTATCATCGGGTTTGGCTATAAGAATCTTCCGACCACTCTTTTTCCAGGGCTGGAATTTTTTTTTGAAGTGTTTGAATCTATCGTCGGGGCGGGAGATAATGTTTGTGTGTTGCAGATCGTTTTTTACTATCCGATGCCAGTATTTCCAACCGTTGGGATTCGTGGCTGTGCGTTCATTTCCGAAGTATCCGGTATCCATGTAGTAGAACGTTCGCATATCTTTCCAGCATCTATGGATGATCTTTTTCTTCAAGATTCCACGCAACACCAAGGCATCATTGCTGGCATCGTAATCGAAGCTTTTTGTATCTATTACAGGTGATCGGCAACCTGCCGCAAACATGTTGATATATTCGTCTTCGCCGTCTTTGCTGAGAAAAATCATTTCAACATTTCTTTGAGATATTTTTTCCAGACCTTGTGGTAATCACAGCGCCTATATTCAGCGAACCACGGACCACCTTCGGTATAGTGCAGAGCCCTAGGCGAACCATCTCGGGGCTCTTCGTACCATCCCACTAACCAGTTCCATTCTGTGCCTAGATCGCCTATTTCCTCATCTCGGAGCCACTGGAATCTATGCAGATATTGTCCGGTCTGGAAGTTTACCACATCGGGCGTGATTTGCCTGTTCGAAGGATGACCGCAGTTCCATAGAATAACAGAACTCCAGTTTTTTCTAGGATAAGGCAATTGCCGACATCCATCCATCTTAACACCTTCTTTGGGGGTGTAATCATGCTTAACTACTTGTATTGCATATCGATCATCTGCCTGATCAAACAAGAATTTAGCATCATCTAAAAAAACGATATCGCAGTCTATGAACACAGCCCAACCTTGATAGTCTGCGAGATACGGTACTAGAAACCTTGTAAATGTAAATTCTGTAGAACTTAACGGATCAATTGCTCTAGTATAGATACCGCTATCTCTCAATTCTCGCTGTCTTAGAGCGATCACTTCTGCGCCAGGCTGATGTTTGTGAATGCTGTATTCGCATACCTGATAGGCGATGTCCTCTCTGATATCATATCCCACAAATATTTTCATCGTCTTTCGATGTCCTCTTCGACGCAGTTTTCGCCATATTGAATTTCTATAATTTTCAATGGTTTATCGGTTTCATTACAGAGTTGATGCCAGGAATCGCATGGAATCCATATGTGCTGATGTTCTTTAAACATTCCTATCATTTCTGCATCTGTACTGCTGTTCAAGGTATAGACTGTGGCGGTCCCTTCGGAAACGAACCAAAATTCTGATCGACTTTGATGTTTTTGCATGCTGAGAGATTTACCAGAGTCGACAGTAAGTTCTTTTAGTTTCACATTCTTATTAGGCTCATGCAGTATTCTATAGTATCCCCATTGGCGATTAGTCTTAGGAGCTTTCCATTCTTGCAGAATCCACGAGCTAGAATTAGCCTTGTTAAATCCGCCAACTCCGAATACAAATTCTAGATTTTCGTCTTGGATATCCATCTCTGGAATGTTTTGGTCAGTTCGATCGCCGCCGTTAGCAAAAATTATTTTGTCCTGGGGGTAGCTCTGTCGAACCATTCGAATGGCTCTTTTAGCACTTCCGTCGCTGTCGTCGAAATCGATGACAAAATCTACACCTACGATATTACGGACAATTGTTGCCCGTTCTTCGTATGGCATGAATGGTAAACCTTTTTTACGAGATAGCCACGCATCGGAATTTACTCCGACTACTAAAATATCACCTAGTTTTTTCGCTGCATGGATATATGCGATGTGTCCAGAATGGAGAGGATCAAATCCCCCGGTAATTAAAACGATATTTTTCATGCAGATATTTATCTACACATATTATTGGTTATTTCAAAGATTGATTTGCCAATATTCTGATTCAGATAACCATTGATAGTAGATTTCAAATCCTTCTTCAATATCTATTTGAGGATCAAATGCAAAATCTTTACGTGCGGCAGCGATATCCAGTGCGCCTCTGCTAGGAAAATCTTCATCTTTTTCTCTAACTTCTATTTTACCTTTACCTACTAATCGCACAGCCAACTCGGCAGCTGCCAATAATGTTTTTGAATGGCTCTTAGTTATATTATAGGTTTTGTTTTTTGTTAGATCGCTAGCCAGTGCTTGAACAATTCCGTTCGCGGCATCATCCACATAGGTAAAATCTAGTGTTTCGTTAATACCGTTTACTTTTAATACGCCACCACGCATGGCAGTCAACAAAAACTTTGAAATAACTCTATCTTCTACGTCTAGTGGACCGTATACTGCGCTAGGTCTAAAAATCGTGTGTTCTATTCCTCTTTTTTCGTAATCACGTACCAGCCACTCTCCGGCCAATTTCATGATACCATATTGTCCTTGAGGTCGGCAAACAGCGTCCTCGGTGACATGATCTTCGAAGTCGCCGTAGACCATGCTGCTGCTGGTATACAGAAATCTAGAGCATTGATATTTCATAGAAGCTTCTAATAAATTAAGCAGTCCTTCGCTCATCACCCTTGCTCCTAACGCAGGATCGGCATTGACTACTTTCTGTCGAGGGAAGCTGGCTAGATGTATAACGGCATCTGGCCGATAATTCCTAAACAACCATTCGGTATTTTCACGATTGCCGATATCGATGGGATGTATCTTTTCAGTCTTAATGAATTTTTTTCTTTCGCCGATCAGATAATTGATTTCGGCCTGGGGAATGATACCGTAATTGGTTTTGGTATCTGTTATTACTACGTCGTGACCTTGTTGTTCTAGTTTTTGTATAACATTATGTCCGATTAACCCTAAACCACCTGTCACTAAAACAATCATACTGAAGCGTCTTCCATTCCTGCTACTCGCAGTTTAATAATATTGCTGAGATGCCATTGTTTCTGATCTAAGGCCTTGATGATGCCCAACCACTTATTGCGCAGCAGAGCGAATTCGTTTATGATCTTTTCAAAATCCACAACATCTGCTTCGCCTTCTACGAATTTCTCACAGTCTCTGGAACTTAAAGATCTTTGATAATTTTCTAGATACTTACGGAAATGCTGGCTGCGTAGCCGACGCAGTTCTATGTTGAGGTATTCTAATATGGCTTCAATTTCCTGCAATTGGTTGAATCGAGTTTCTACAATACCAGGCATTGCAGCCGAAGCCCGTTCGATGTTTCCCGCTATGCGAGCATCTTTTTTTGCTTCCTGTAATTCGGATTCGTAATAGACCGCAGCATCCGGAATGCTGCTGATATCTTTAGA